AGTGCCGCAGGAACAGATCGAGGCGGCCCGGCGCCATGCGGAGGAGTGCCGGCAAAGGATGGATGCAGCGGTGCGCCAGGACCTGGCGATCAAGGCCCAGGAGGAGGCGTCCAGGTATCTGGAGCGGGCCCGATCACACAGGCGCCAAGCCGAACTCCTTCGAGAGGCCGCCCGTGCCACTGACCACGTGCTGTCGCAGATGGTCGGCCGCGTTACCAGCAGGCTACGTGTTGAGCAGGGGCGGCTCGTGTGCGATACAGATCGTGGGGCGGAACCGTTCAGCGAGCTGTCGCCTGGCGAGCGGTGGCGCATCGCGCTGGAGATTGCCGCCGAGCAGGTCGGCCGTGGCGGTCTAGTCACGGTGCCACAGGAGGCATGGGAAGCGCTCGACCAGCGGAATCGTGCCGAGATCACGTCGATCGCCCATCAGGTCGGTGTTGTGATTCTGACGGCTGAGGCGGACGCGCACGAGGAGATCGTGGTGGAGACCTCGTGATGCGTGATGGCAGGAGGCAGATATGGCTGGTGACTGGATTCCGATTTCGGTTGATCTTCCAGGAAAGCCAGAGGTCGCAAGGCTGGCAGCCTTAACCAATCGCAGCCCCGATGAGGTCGTGGGAGTGCTTGTCAGGTTCTGGGCATGGGCCCAGGCCCAGACGGAAGACGGAACATTTCCGGGGATGGATTGCAGGATGATCGCGGCTGTGTCGCACGTCCCGCTCTCGTTCCTCGAAATGCTGGCAGAGGTGGGATGGCTCACAATCCGCAGCGACGGCCTGGCCATTCCAGGCTTCGACCGCTGGCTGAGCGGTGGGGCGAAGCGCAGGCTAAAGAAACGAGACCACGCGCGCAGGTCGCGTGGACACGTTGTGGGCATCGCACGTCCACGGAACGCCCACAATCTGCGCGCGAGGGGTGCAAAACAGGCACACATCACGCATAATTCCGACGAAACGCCCGTTGAAACACCCCCTCGTCGCCCAGACGCATCGCGTGGACACTTTGTGGACGCCGAATGTCCACATGATTCGCGCAATGTGCGCGCGACGCGCGCAAAGCAGACACAACTCACATTTCGTTCTGACGAAAACTCGATTGAAACACCCCCTATCAGCACAGACGGACAAGAACCAGCGCCATCGCCTGCAAATGCAAGCACACAAACGCTTTGCGTTTCTGCCGAGGAGGTTCAGTGCGATGCTCACTGTGGACATCCTGTGGACAAAATGTGGACATCAGATGTCCACAAAATGTCCACTAGAGAAGAGAGATATAGAGAGAGAGAAAAGAATAATAACCCCCCTAGATTCCCCCCGCGTGAACGCGGGGGGAAACCGGACGTGGATTTCTCCAGGGTGCAGTTCCCCGAGGGGTGCGACACACCCGAGGTCCGCGCTGCGATTGCCGACTGGCTGGCATACCGCCGAAAGATCGGCAAGCCGTTCAAGGACCCGCAGGGCCAGGTCGCCCTGCTGCTCAAACGCTTCGGGCGAACTATCGTCGAGGCGGTGCCCTACTCGATCGCCCAGGGGTTCATTGGATGCTACGCTCCAGGCCCAAAGCAAGCACGCGCGAGCCAAGCGAACGATCCGGCCTATGTCTATGATCCGAGCTTCAAGTATGAGACCTTCTGAAGTATTCCAACGCATTGCCAGCAGCTCGCACGAGCCGCACTGCCGGGAACTGCGCGATAGGGCGCAGGCCATCGAGTCGCAGGTGCGCGAGGTTCAGCGGCAACGCGATGCGATGCTGCTGTGGAAGTCGATAGGCCGTCGGTACGAGCGCTGCACGCTCGACACATTTAGAGCGACTATGCCAGCTCAGGCGGCTGTCCTTGAGCAACTCCGCGGCTACGCCGCATCGATCCGCCAGCGCGTGGCCGATGGAACGAACGTGATCCTCGTCGGCCCGAGTGGCGCCGGGAAGGATCACCTCCTTGCAGGGCTGGTGCATGTGGCACTGGCGGAGGGGCTGTCTGTACGATGGACGACAGGCAGCCAGCTATGGCTGCACATGCGAGATGCGATCCAGGGCGGCTGCGAGCGACAGGCGATCGATGAGCTGGTGCGGCCCGATGTGCTGGTGCTATCTGACCCGATTCCGCCGCACGCCGAGCCGTCGAACTATGAGCGCTCGATCCTCTATGCGATCGTCGATCGCCGCTATAGCCACATGAGGCCGATCTGGATGAGCGCGAACGTGTCGAGCCGCCAACAGGCGGACGAGCGGCTGGGGCATGCAGTGGCCGATCGCCTGCGACACGGGGCGCTAGTGCTGGGCTGCTGGTGGCCAAGCTATCGCGAGTGATTTAGAACATGACGCATGGATGCGAACCATGACAAACGCACCGAGGCGGTCGATCGAGCTGATGATCCCCGGACTGAAGCCACAGACGCAAGGCAGTATGCGGGCGATTCCGTTTGCGAAATTGGATGGCAGCCTTGGTGTGCGAGTGCTGCACGCGGCAGATCGGCGCCTTAAGGACTGGCGGCTAGCTGTGCGTGATGCCGCCGCGAGGAAGTGGCCGTGGCCACCTACTGAGCAGCCAGTGATGGTGGCTGTGCTCATCATCGCTCCGCGGCCGAAAAGCCACTTTTGCCGCAACGGACTGTCGCTTAAGGGCAGACGCCAAACGAGACCTGGCCGTCAGGTCGGAGATGTTGACAAAGTGCTGCGAGCCATCTTGGATTCCCTTTCAGGAGTGGTGTATCGAGACGATGCACAAGTCGCTGAGGCAATAGTCCGCAAGGTATGGTCAGACGAGCCAGACGCCGCTTGGCTCACAACGATCCACGTGCAGATTGGAGGTGATGCAGCATCATGGGGCCTATAACGTTCATCACGAGACCTATTTTGCCAGCTCCTGGGGGCGATGCCGATAGTCTCGGCCAGGCGTGGTGGTGGTTGCCGCCGTGGCATCCAGACGTGCCTCTGGCCGTTGCGTGGCAGATCGTAAGGGCGGCAGCCTCAGGTCTGCGCTGGGGCAGGGTGCCAACACGCACCGCCGCACAACAGCAAGAGATTGCGCTTCATCGCCCAGCCGTTCCGGCTCCAGAGCAGGTGCAGGCACAATGGGCGCAGCGTACGGAGACAGACCGAGACGAGCTGGCGTCCTGGTCGTGGGTCGGCACAGATGCGGCAAGGGTGGGGTTGCTCGCATCGGTCGATGCGTGGGAATGGATCGCGCTGGTGTGGCCAGGCGATCCAGCTCAGCGCGGACGAGTGCCGCTCGCATGGGCCATCGCCAGAAATCGCGACTGGTACATGGCAGCGCGTGGCACCAAGACACCGACGTGGACCAAAGACCCGCGCGAGTCGTTGCTGTTCGCGAACCGAGACACAGCGCGGCAGGAGGCAGCAAAGGAGGACGAGGTGGTGCCGATGTACGGATGGTGGCATGATCCTCCTGCCGCGCTTTTCGCGATTGATCCGATCGAGATCGAAGACGCTAAATCGGGAAAGCCGCGGCTGCCGCTGTGGAGCATCACACGGGACGCCCTCGGATACAGCCCACGCGACCAAGGCCTGCCGGTAGCGATCACAGAGCAAAACATCCTCGGCGTCTGGGAATGGGACGCTGGGCTGTTCCTGACAGACACCGTCTCCCTGGACAATGACCAAGACACAGCCACACGCATCCTTCGCCTCGACGCAGTGCTGCGGGCCTTCGGTTATCGCACAGTGCTGCGCGTTGCGATTGAGCCGACGCGGCTAGTGAGCCTCCATTAAAAAGTGGCAGCATCGAGGCCGGTTGCGGTATAATGGCATTGCACAGACCGCACATCTCCCCGTCCCGACAAGCTCGCATGGATGCGCAAGCCAGTACCACTCGACGACGCGAAGATCGTGAAGCTGGCCAGTTGTGGCTTGACCAACGCGGAGATCGCGGACCTGCTTGGCGTATCAGAAGCGACACTGAAGCGTCGCGCCCAGGTGGCATTGTCCGCAGGTCGCGCTCAGCTCAAGCTGCGCCTGCGCAAGAAACAGATCGCTGTGGCGCTCAAGGGCAATGTGTCGATGCTGATCTGGCTGGGCAAGGTCTACCTGGGCCAGCGGGAATCGACGGAGGGACAGGCCGATGATCACCTCCCGCGCATCGTCGAAGCCGTCGTCGAGCCGACGCAGCAGCGCCGCCAGCAGGCGCGATAGCCGCGACGTGGTGCAGATCGAGCTGACCAAGCAGCAGCACGAGTTCGCTGCGGCCGACGCGCCGCTGGTCGGTTTCGTAGGCGGGCGAGGCAGCGGCAAGACGTTCGCTGGAGCCTGGCGCATCCTGCGCAGGGCCAAGCCTGGCGGCCATTATCTGGTGGTGGCGCCGACCTACCCGATGCTCCGCGATTTCGCCTGGCCGACGCTGGTCGAGTTGGCCCGCAAGTGCTGCATGCTTCGCCGCGCACTCACGAGCCGGATGCAGATCACGCTCCGCGGAGGCGCCCAGATTCTGTGCCGCACAGCGGACAGGCCAGACAGGCTCCGCGGCCTGACCGTCTCGGCCGCCTGGATTGACGAGGCCTCGCTGGTCCCGCGCGAGGTGCTCGATGTCGTGCTGTTCACGCTGCGCGAGGCCGAGCGGCCCTCGCTAGCCTGCACCTTTACGCCCAAGGGCCAGCGGCACTGGACCTACGAGCGCTTCGGCGCGCCGGGCCCGGGGCGATACCTCGTGCATGCCGACACGTGGAGCAATCCGTTTCTGCCTCAGGATTTCCTCGACCTCGTCGAGCGTGAGGCCAGCGGAAGGCTCGCGGATCAGGAGCTGCGTGGCCTGTTCGTGTCGATGGAGGGCGCGGAGTGGCCGCAGGCGCTGTGGGGAGACTGGGTCTTCGTGCCGCCGCATCAGATGCCGCAGCCAGACGAGCACCCGGTGCGATTGATTGGCGTCGATCCATCGCTGGGCAAGAGCGACCGCGAAGGGGACTATTCCGCGATCGTCTGTGTCGGCACAGCGCGCGGCCTAGTCTGGGTGCAAGCTGATCTGGCCAGACGAAGTCCACAGAAGCTTGTGCAAGACACGCTGGCCGCCTGCGAGCGATTCCGGCCGATCGCTGTCGCGATCGAGGCGAACCAATTCCAGGAGCTGCTCGTCCACGAGTTCGAGCGCCAGGCGGCTGGGCGCTTCGGCGTGGCGTGGCCAGCATTCGCGGTCAGGAACACGGCCCCAAAGCTGCTACGCATCCGACGGCTGGGCGCGCTGATTGTCCGGCGCGAGCTGCGGGTCCAGGACGATCCGGGCGGCAGGCTGCTGGTCGGACAGCTCCAAGATTTCCCGCACGGGGCACACGACGATGGCCCTGATGCGCTCGAAATGGCCTTGCGGCTGTTATGGGAGGCATGACATGACCGAGACGCTGCTGGAGATGCTGGGTCGGGACGAGCCGGAATGGAGCGACTGGCTGGCAGTCTCGACGATGTGGCCGCCGTATAGCACGCAGGACGAGCTGGACCGTATCCGCCGCGCCAGCCGTTGGCTGGCGGTGCGGCATCCGTTCGCGATCGCGGCCCTGGAGGTGCGGGCGTCGTATGTGGTCGGCACGGGGCACCGATACACCGTGCGGCCCAAGGATGGCGAGGAGATCGAGCCGAACGTGCTAACCGCCATCCAGGCAGAGATCACCGAGTTCACCGAGCGAAATCAGTGGTTCCATCGCCAGCGCGACAATCAGATGCGCATGGACCGCGATGGCGAGCTGTTCCTCCGCATGTTCGACGTTAATGGCTATCTGGTCGTGCGATACATCGAGCCAGAGCTTGTGGCATCGCCAATGGGCGCTGCCGGGCCAGGGAATCTTTTCGGCCTGGTTCTCGACCCGCAGGACGCTGAAACAGTGCGTGCCTATACCGTCCGCAGGCCCGATCGCGGGCCATCGTACTACGAGGAGGTGCCGGCAGATCAGGTCCAACACCGGCGCAGCACGATTGACACAGCGCTGCCGCGTGGCATACCGATCTTCTGGGCGGTCGAGCCCAACCTGCGGCGCGTCTGGAAGCTATTGCGGAACATGACGACAGTGGCCAGCATCCAAGCGGCTGTGGCCTTTGTTCGCCAGCACGAGCGGACCTCAGGCTCGGCGATTCAGCAATATCTCGGCAGGACTAGCGCGACGCCAGGAGAGCCGCCGAAGAACGTCGAGACGATTCCGCCCGGGGCGATCATCGACCTGGCGCCGGGCGTAAAAGCCGAGTTTCCATCCAGCGCGATCAATGTGGGCAATTTCACGGCAGCGGTGCAGGCGGAGCTGCGCGCAGTTGCCGCGAGGCTGTCGATGCCCGAGTACATGCTCTCGGGCGATGCGAGCAACGCCAACTATGCCTCGACGCTCGTTGCAGAGGCTCCAGCCATCCGCACCTTCGAGCGATTGCAGGCCGAGATGCTCTGGTACGATAGCCAGCTCCTCGTGCGAGCGTTGCAACTAGCCGAACTGCATGGACGACTGCCAGCAGGCGTGCATCAGCGGGTGGTGATCGACGGCGAGGCTCCGACGGTCGCCATTCGAGATCGGCTCAAGGAAGTTCAGGCGGACCAGCTCCTGTTGACGATGCAGGTGGTCAGCCCGCAAACGATCGCGGCTCGCTATGGGTACGACTACGCCCAGGAGCGGAAGCTGATCGACCAGGCCGAGATGGGGCAGATCGGATAGGCGCAGGGAGGCCGGCGGATGGCGGACCTGGAAGGCCTGGTCACACGGCGGCTGGCTGCCTGGGCCGTACAGCGGCAGGCCCAGCGGGTGACAGCGGCCGATGCGATCGCACAACGCATCCGATCGCGCGTGGAGGCCCTCACGCAGCGTATCGCGCGCGAGGCGCAGCGTTGGGGACTGCACAGGATCGCTGCGCGTCTCGACCCGTGGCTCGGCGATGCAATGGCGCAGATCGCGGACGAATTGACGCGGGAGCTGGAGATGCTGGCCCGGCGCGAGTTCGACCTGGCCCGCCAGCACCTAGCCGCGCAACTGCCGACAGAGTTGATCCTGGCCGCTATCTGGCGCCGATTTCGTTGGCGGGTACGCGAGGACCATACATCGGGCGGCCAGGTCGAGGTAAACATTCCTCCGCAAGGCCTAAGCGACGATGAGCTGAGGCGGATTGTCCGCGACCACGTCATGCCTCCGCCGGACGCTCAGACCGTCAAGGACTGGCTCACGAAGGCTCCGCCTGGCGGTTTAAGCTGGGACCAGCGCCTGAAGTCCTGGCACGAGGCTGCGCGCCGCGCATTTCTCGCGCAGGCCATCCATGGCCTATCGCAGGGGGAGAATGTGGCGCAGCTCGAAAAGAGGCTGCGGCCGTTCGTGGATGGCCTGGCCTACAAATCGCAGCGGATCGCGAGGACGGAGGCTTGCCGCGTCGCCCAGCGCGCGGCTGATGCTGCAATCGAGGGCCTGGGAGACATTGTGGCGGCGCGGCAGATCATAGCCGTCATGGATGAGCACACGCGACGGGAGCACGCAGCACGCCACGGCAAGCTGTATCGCCGCAGAGCTGATGGCGTCTATCGAGACGAGACAGGCGCGCCTCTTCCAGACCTTCCTGACGCGCCAAACTGCCGCTGTGTGTCTGTGCCAGTATTCGACGTGCCGCAAGAGTTGCGGGCGAATCCGCAGCTCATGCAGGCGATGCGGACAGAGGCGAATAAGATCATTCCTGATCCAGCCTCATATGAAGACTGGTGGCAGGTGGCCAGCACAAAGCAGCGCGAGATGGTGGTAGGCGTCAAACGTTATGACGCCGTGAGGCGATTTCTGAAGCAGCACATGCCACATCGACAGCCAGAGTTCGCAGATTTCATTGCCACAGATGGCACGCTGCTTCCTATCTCGGCTCTCCAGGACCAGACGCTCGACCAATGGCGTGAGCGACGCCTGGCCGTCGATCTGATGATCGCGCAACGGCGAGCGTCATATCAGGTCGCTGCATCGCAGGGCATCATACCGAGCCCGAAGGGCCAGCGTCAGGATATTGCGCTTGCGCTTTCACCGGCACTCTCCCGCGCGTGGAAAGCTCGCGTGGCGAAGAAGACACAGGCTCTCGGTGAGTTGCCATCCTCAGAATCTGCGCGTCGTGCGCGCTTTGCGTCACAAGTGCGGCGCGGCAAAGAGGTGGCAAACGAGATCATAAGGCGCAGGGAGTGGCACCGAGCACGCTTGAGCGAGCTAGCTGACCTGCGCCATGACGTAGAGATGAGCCTCCTTCCGGCGCCAGACAAGGAGGACCTCCTCAACGCGATCAGAAAAGCTCAGGAGAGCCAGAGGGAGCGTCTACGGCGCAGCGCGCATGAGGCACTCGAAGTGCCAGAGGCCAAGCGTGGCGCCGTCCCAGCGATTAAGCCGACCATCGCGCCTGATAATGACAGGAAGACCATCGACAGCGCGATCCAGTGGATGTCGAAAGTGATCACGAAGCATGTCTTCGACAAGGTCACAGAGCCGGCCATGATCATTTACGGAGGGCCACGAGGTCGGCCATACTACATGCCGCGCCGGAACGAGGTCGTGCTCTTCGGGCGCGAAAAGCTAGGCGCAGACACAGTGCACGAACTCACGCATCATCTAGAGGTGTTCGCTTTGCACATTCGACAAAAGGCCCTGGAATACTATGACAAGGTGACCAAAGGCGCGACGCCCAAGCCTCTCGGCCTCGGCTACGGGCCAGAGGAAACATACCTTGAGCGCACAGACGGCAAGCGCTGGCCCAATCCTTACCAAGGATTCGTCGGAGGGCGAGAAATGTTGACGATGACAATGGAGCTGTTGTACAATGACCCTGAGGGCTTGATGGAATACGACAGGGCACTCTTCGAGTTGGTCGTTGACGGTCTGCATTGGGAGCCGACGGACGATGTGGGTCGAGGTCGAGCTGCCAGACCCTGAAGATAGGCGATTTCGCCGCTTGATCCGCTACGGGGGAAACGACGGCCGATCGTTCGCTGGTTGGCGCGGTGAAACGCTGACCGCGATGGAGGCTGCGCGCCTTGCTGGGCGATGGCCAGAGTGCGCGCGCGAGGAGGTGCGGTCTGCACTCACGCTTATCGAGCGCATGGGCGGACAAATCGTGGCATGCGGCATGTGGCCGTGGCCCGATGATTGGGGAGGCCACCGGATCAGCGAACCTGGAGCCATACCATGAGCGGAAAGGCTGGCCTAGACACTAAGCGACGGAACGAGTCGCCAGATACGACCCGGGAGCCTGGAGATGCGATGGCCGAGCACCCGCTGGTCGTGCGTGCCCATGAGCGCCTCGCCAGGCTTGCTGCGGAGTGTGCCAGGCAGCGCTTCTTTGGGGTCGTCGGGATCGAGATCAGTTTCGAGGCCGGCCAGCCGCTGATCGTCCGGCATACCGTGCAGGGGACCGACAAGCTCGGAACTTGACACGGCGGCCGCTGGGACGTAGATTGAGAACGATTGACTGGGTGTCGGAACAACCGGGCCCGGACGTGCTCCTCGTGGGGGGGCAGCGCGTCCGGGCCCTTGTCGTTTTCGGTGGCATCGCATGGAGGCGCAGAAGCGAGCACGGGGCGGCGGGCGCCAGGAAGGCGGCCAGGACGGCACCTGCCGCCTGCTCGAATACGTAGCCAGCGACGCGGCCCTGAAGATCGACCGCGAGCATGGCATCGTTCGCGATGTCAAGGTCCTGGGCCTGATCAGCGCGAACAACCGCGTCTATCTGAAGGAAGGGCTGGCGCAGGCGGTGCGGCTCTACGAGCGCCGGCCGGTGAACATTGACCACGCCCCAACAGATCGCCGGAGCTACCGCGACCGAATCGGCCTCTTGCAGAACTGCCGCCTGGCCGAGGACGGCATCAGGGCCGACCTGCTGATCAACCCACGGCACCCGCTGGCAGAACAGGTCCTGTGGGACGCCGAACACGCTCCGACCAATCTTGGCCTGTCGCACGACGCGACCGGCCGCACCACGTGGAAGGACGGCAAGCAGATCGTCGAGGCGATCACCTCCGTCCGTAGTGTTGACCTGGTGGCGGAGCCAGCCACGACGCAATCCCTGTTCGAGGATAGAGAGCCATCAACGGGAGACAATGACATGAGCGACACTCTCGCTGCCCTGACGCTCCAGCAGCTCCAGGAGGCACGACCCGACCTGATCCAGCAGGTGGTCGAGGCCTCGCACCTTCGCGCGAAACTGTCAGACCTGGAAAAGGAGCGCGACGCACTGCGTCAGAAATTGGCGCAGATCGAGGCCCGCGAGGCCCTGCTCGAATCACTTCGCACGGCTGGCATTCGCGCGGAAGACGTGCCCGCATCCTGGATGCGCCTGCTGGAGTCTGCCGACGCGCAGGCCCGACAGGAGGCAATTGCTGAGCTGGCTCAGCTCCTGGCCAAGCAGCGACCGGCGCCGGCTGCCAGCGGGCCCGTGGCGAGCCGCGCGACCGTCCCGGATTTCGTGGACCGGGTCCGTGCATGGCGGGTGACGACCAACTGACAAGGAGGAGGCCATGGCCAACAACGCGCGACAAGTCCGGGGGAATCCGCAGGCGATCAACCTGCCCAAAGTCTCCAGTGACACGATCGAGATCGGAGACCTGCTGTTCTATGACACCACCGCGGATGCTGTGCGTCCCGCGGTCCAGGTCAGCGGCGGCACCTATGCGGCGAAGGTCACAGCCTTTGCTGGTCGGTTCGTTGGCGTGGCTGTCACTGCGCATGCGCCTGGAGACACGACGCCAGTGACGGTTGCCACGGGTGGCGATTTCGTATTCACGGCCCCGAGTGGAGCAAATACCGACTACGACGTTGGAGATTATCTCGCGATCGGCGATGGCAGCAATGTGCAGAACCAGACGGTCATCAAGACGGGCACGGCCACAGACGCCATCGCCCGGGTGATTGCCCCGAAGACCACAGCTCAGCCATTCGTGACGCTGCGCATCGTCTCGCGGCTAAACGTCCTGTAGCGACAAAAGGAGATCATCATGGCAAAGACGCTCGCTCGCGAACTGTATCGCCAATACGCTGCCTCGCCGCAGAGGCTGCTGGAGGACCTCAGCGAGGCGCTGCGTCGCGGCCGTACTGGGGAGCCCGGTGGCATCGCGCCGCAAGAGTTCTCGATCCGCGACCTGGCGGCATGGTTCCTGATGGCGGATGGTCAGCCAATAGGACACGACGGACTGGCGCTGCTCGAATCTGGCGTGCCGCTGTCTGAGGCCTCGGCCGTGTCGAGCAGCGCGTTCGCAGCCGTGACGCAGCGCATCGTCACTGCCCAGGTGCTGGAGGGGTTCGCGCTTCCCGAGGCTGTGCTGTCGCGCACGATCCCAACGACCACGGTCCGCTCGCGCGATCCGCGCGTGGCCAATTTCACGCTCCCCCTGGCCGGCGATAAGTCGATGGAATATGGGGAGACGGTCGAAAAGCCTCTCGTGGAAATGCACGCCGAATACGTGCGCCCCAAGAAGCTCGTGAAGGTCGGCCCACGCTTGGCGATCACGCGCGAGACGATCCTGTTCGATGAGACGGGCCAAGTCCTTGATGCCGCGCGCCGCATTGGTGAGTTACTGGCCTTGCAGAAGGAGCAACTGCTCACCGACGTGGTGACGGGTATGGTCAGTGGCTGCGTGATCGAGCGGCGTCGCACCGATAGCGCGGAAGTCACCAGCGACCTGTTTCTGACGAGCGGCCGATGGGTTAACTCGCTGGCGGCCAATCCATTCGCGGACTGGACCGACATCGACGACATCGAGAACACGCTCCTCACCAATACGCTCCCAGGCACGAATCTGCCGCCGATGCTCATGCAGCGGTTCATCCTGGCGCCGCCGCAATTGCGCAGCCGCGTGCTGCGGACGGTCACTGCGACCGAGACGCGCAGTGGCACCAGCAATGTCGTGGTGGCGGGCAACCCGCTGGCTGGGCTGGGCCTGACGCCGATCATCAGCCCGCTGGTGTACAGCCAACAGAAGAAGGCCGGCGTGGCGGACGCGACAGCCGCCGGTACGTGGTTCTACGGGGACATCGCGCGAGCATTCCGCTGGCTCGAAGTCTGGCCGCTTGAGGTGCGCGAGATTCGCGACGAGCGGACAAACGTGGTCTATGACATCGAGGTGGAG